TGTCAATGTTCATAAGCATTAAGAACAAGTTGACAAAGAAGAACTGGTTGATTTCTTCCTTCTCTTCTTCCAAGAGCTGAACAAACGAATCAAGCGCCGGGTTGATTTGGTATGCCGGGCGGACTCCTGTGTTTGGAAGGTTAGATGAGGACGACGTGACACCGCCGGGCAATAGGTTTGCGTGACCGTCAACACTGGCATCCTGAATCATTGGCGGGTTGTGGAGCTTTTCTTGGGCCAATAGTTTGTCCTGCCGGGTCTTCTGCATTTCCTTAATGGCCCCGATTGCGTGCCAGCCCGGCCCATAACCATAAACCATGTCAGTCGTGATTGTGTCCCAGCGCGGCGCGACAACACGAAAGCTCTTAAATCCACGCGTTGCCAAGAATTTGCCTGTTGCGTTCCCGGCTTCCCAATACACCGAGCGAAAAGGCATGTTCTTAAAGTCGCTCATCATCGGGTCGCGGGTCGCGTTAGCTTCAATGAGGTGACGAATCTTAATTTTTACGTCAACCTGATTCTGCTTAAACTGCCCGGCGACTTGGTCAGAGCAATTCTCAATGCCGAACTCTTTGACAATCTGGCCAACGGTCATCTCAAATTCACGCGCAAAGGCGTTTGGCTTGCCCTTCTGGTCAATACCTAAGAAATACTCCCCTGCTGTGAATGAACGCCCACGGATAACGTCGTCAAAGTCTTCTAAGACCAAGAAACAGGCCGTCCCGAACTGGCCAAGCTCCTCGTAAGCTGAATAATAAACGTCATAAAGGTTTGATTTGTTGATGACGCCATACATCGTGTTTTGCACAACTTCAAGCCACTCTTTAACACCGGGCTCATCAAGGATGTCAATGTCGTCAAAAGTGATACGAAACCACGCGCTAGATTTATTGGTCATGCCACTGTTCATCCCAGAGGCAAAGATGCGAAGAGCATGGGTCGCATGGCCGCTAAGAAGCGTCTTATGGTCAATCATCTTGCCAATGCGTGTCCGGTCATTGTTAAAGATGCCTCTCGTCGGGTTGATATACGTCGAAAGGTCTTTATAGGCCGGAACCCATTGCTGATGCTCGTTCTTTAGCGCGTTAAATCTCTTTTCAAACTCAGTGAGTTTAAGCGCCTGCTCTGCGACTGTAACCATTAACCCCCCAATTTATTCTTTTTGCCTTCAAGTCCGGCTGATGTTAAGTCCGCGCCTGCTCCCGTAATCCCGCGAGCACTGGTCTTAATCGTGCTGGCAAGGCCATAACGCATAGATTCAACGCGCTTTCTGCGCGTGTCCTCAGCCCCAAGAGGTGACGTTTCTGTCGGTGTTGGAATCGGGGCCGGAGCCGGGGGCGGGGTAGCGGCTGGGGCTTTAGGAGCTTTACCCATACACATTAGGCACCCCCCTTTGAACATCCACACTTCTTAATCTTTGAAGGTTTCGCTTTCTTTCCCATCGCTTTATCCTCCCAACGTGTTTTTGACTGCCGACAATTTTGCTGAAGTTAAGAATCCCGGAGCGCCGGGAAGTGGATTGCCTGTCTTTCTTGTCATCGTTGTCGCCAATCCTGTTCGCATTACCTTGTTCGCCTTGTTCGGGTCAAAAGCAATTTGATTTTGAGTAGGAGAAATATTTTGTGGATGATACTTATCCCAATTTTTTGCTATTCCTGACGAAATAAATGCAAGAAGACTACGGTCTTGGCCGCTATTATAATTAGAGGCCCTTGCTCTAATCCCTTCATTTGGCGCTGGCGTTTGAGCTGTGCACATATATCTCCAAAATAAAAAAGCCCGCAACAACTGATTGACAGTCATCGCGGGCGTCGATGTTCTCGATTATCCCTAAATTATTTTGCTTCTACTGCTTCTTGCGGAACTTTGATGCTCTCAAATTTATTGATGTTGCTGATTCCGCCTTTAAAGAAATTTATCTCAATCTTTCCGGTGTAACCGTCATTAACGAGCCGCGTTAAAACATCCAGTATCCACACAAGAGCTGATTTAGACATATTATTGCTTTGGTTGTGGAGGCCGAATTACTGGCTCAAGTTTATTTGCAACACGATAATCAATGACAGACAAATCAAAAATACGGTCGGTTGAGACAAGATGGTTGCCGTCTAAAATATATAAATCCTCGGTGTTGGGTGTTGCGATTTGAAATATCTTTATTCCGATTCTCCGTCGAGGTTGGCTCATTTTTTCCTCATCAATTCTTTCCATGAGTTTGTGCCCGGAACAACAGATAATTCGCTCAGGGGATTAAAATGTTCCTGAGTCGTTTTACGATTTAAGTCTAAAGGATTATATTCTTGTTGTCCATTTTTTAATTTAGAATAAAATTTTTGTGTTTTACTTAGGACGGGCGCGGCAAATGTCAATGCTAAAGCGTCCGCCCTATTCGGTGATGCGATGCCGCGCTTCTTCATGTCGTCCTTTGATTCCAAAAAAACTTTCCCTGAATTTGAGCCAGTGGCTACAACATAAGCCTCTGGGCCAATAAGCTCATCACAAATAACCGGGTCATCTTCAATAACGCCGCCGCCTGCAAGCCAGTCTTTCATTAACTTCCACATCTCAGCACGCTTGTTCAAATATCCTAAATCATTTGAGGCCGAACCAAACGAGACCAACTGCCACTTGCGGCCCATTTGCTTTCCAGCAGAGAATATCCCGGTTCCGTATCCCAAATCAATAAAGACCGCGTCCGCGCCATATTCTTCTTCAAAGCGTGCAACGTGCCCAGCAATAATAAAATCGTCCTTAATGCCGCGATAGGTAAAAAGTTTCTTGCTCATCAAGCCCTGACGCAAATAAATGACACCCTCATCGTCCCCTGACCACTGTGGGTCAACGCCGATAATGACCGGAGCAAAGCCGTATTGCTCAATTCTTAAGTGCTTGCCTCGCGCCGCCTGAACAATATCGGAGCCGATAAACTGCCTGTCGCCGGATGACGGGAAGTCGCCGCGCACACGGATTTTGACAAAGTCCGAGTCTTCGCCATAGTCGTTAATCCACTGGTCAATTTGTTTCTTATTTGTGAGAGTGACGTGGCGGGAGTCAACACGGTGGTTTTTCCATCTATGACGATACTTTGAAAAGCAGTCTTTAAAGCGTCCAGTGTTGCGCGTTGGGTTCCCGAACACCGCCCAGATGATTTCCGTGTTTTCGTCGGTCAACGCACCTTCTGTGACTTCCCAGATTTTGTCAGGAATCGCAGAGGACTCGTCGAATATGACCACAATGCGCTTGCCTTTATTGTGGAGCCCGGCAAAACTTTCGGTTTTGTGCTCGCTCCACGGGATTGCGTCGAACCGCCACGTCTTTTCATGGGCTGGATTGATTGAATAGATTGATGTTGCGGTTAGGGTGAACCAATGCTTTGCAACGAAAAGGTTATACCATTTGGTGAGCTCCGGCCATGTCTTTGTCTTTAGCTGGGTGTCCGTGTTGGCCGTAACGACCCCGCGAGTGTCTTCAAAGGTTGAAAGCGACCAAAGGATTAACCACGCAACAAAAGCGCTCTTCCCGATACCGTGGCCGCTTGCTGTGGCAATCTTAATTGCCTCGTCCATTGATATGAGCCCGCGCTCAATATCAAGCAAGAGCCTTGTCTGCCAATCCTCTGGGCCTTTGTAGTCAGCAAGGTCGCCAACACCCCACTCAAAAGAATAAAGAAGCCAGTCCAAAGGCTTCTTAGAGAATCCTGATATGTCTTGAGCAAGGACAAGCTCCTGCTCTTCGGCGGCTTTATCCATCAATTTGCAGTTTGGGTGTGAAATTGAGCCACGCGGTTTCGGCCTTCTTTAATGCGCTCAGCCAAAGTCAGATGAATGTCGCCTTTATGCTCGACCTCTTGCGGAACGCGGCGCTTGACCAATTCCAAAGCAATGTGCACCTGAGTCTTTTGGTCAAACTTATCAAAGTGCTTTTCCAAGAAGTCGAAGCACTTATCCAAAAGATGAAGCATCTTGCGCTCGTCATCAGCGGTCTTGCGTCCAACCCGTCCCCTTTGCTTTAATTCCGGCATTAAATCACCTTAAATGATTGCAATAAAATAAGTTATAAAAATCACTTTGCCCCCGTTGGCTTTGGCCGCTTACTTAGTTGCACTTGTGGAAAGGGCCGCTTCTCAACAACTCCTTCAAGGCAATCAAAGATGTCTTTAAGATTCTTCCTCTGCTCTGCGGGCATCTTTGAAGTCCCTGCTCTAATCTGACTCATTTCTTCGTCAATGTCAATCCCGAAAATGCCGCGTTGAAATGATTTGATGACATTGTCTTGTCCGATGTAGCGATTCATCCGCGCCTTACGCAGATAAAACAGGCATGACTCTTTGTCACCCATGATGTGCATACAATTTGACGCAATCAAGTTGAGTTTGAAATCGTCCGGGTTGACCTTAAGCCCTTCCTTCGCGGTCTCCCACGCGGCAAGAGGGTCGCCCACCTGAATCATGTTCGTTGCCTTAAACTCCCTAATCTTAGGGCCGCCACGGTCAAAAAACTCATGGTAAGCCCAGAAAGCAATGATGTCCTTATACATGAGCTGTGTGACTTGCAAATTCGCCCAATAATATCCGGCCAGAAGCGCAAGCACAGGCAGTCCATAAGCCCCAAGATAGGTCATAGCAAAATACGCCACAAAGAATGACATGAACACGCTTGGAAGCGCGATATATCGGTCTGCATAGACCTGAGTTATTGTTAAAAATCCGCTCCACTGAAGAACAGCCAGAATCGTAAATACCCAAAGCCAAAGCATCGAGCTCTTGATGAGGACTACCGCGACCGCCAATGAAGCCACAAAGCAAGTAAGGCCAAAATAAAAAGAAGCGTTAAACGAATAAGCATCTTTGTTTCCCTTCTCGGTCATGCCCCAATAAAATAAATCAGGGTAAATCATCATCGTCCGTCCGGGGAATACCATTTTTTTCATGTAAAGGCCAAAGACCTTTGTGATAGGGATGAGCTTTTTAAGCGTGAAATCGCGCATATCGGAGTTGTGCAAGACATCCATCCGCGCCTTAATCTTTCCTTTAAGGTCAGGCCAGCTCAAATAAAGAATCGGCAAGAGTGCAACGAGCGCTCCCGGCCCATAGATAATTGGCGACAAAAGCGCTGTCACCTGAAAGATTGCCGTTAGAGGATAAAGGAAAAGACCCCACGGCCCAATTAAGACCATGAGCAAAACGAGGATGATATTGATTGCATAGCGCCGACCATTGGCCCAGAGACTTACTTGATTGTTGGCCGGGTTTAATGCGCAAAGAACTGCGGCGAGAAGCGAAATCTGATTGTGCCCGAAAGCCCAATAAACCAAAACACAGATAAGAGCATAAAGGCTCGTTGTCAAAATGCGGTCATGGACATAATTGACAGTCCATTTCCCATCTTTATTTTTATATGCTAGGGTTCCGAAGCCGTAAAGACGCTTCTCAATTCTGCGCCAAATCTTCCCGGCCTCCAAATCCCCCTTCTTAATCCCTTCATGCCGCCGCATGTCATCAACAATGATTCCAAAGTTAAACGTCCGGCAATAAACCAGAAAAACAAGCGCTACAATAAAAAGGGATTCAAGCATTAAAATAAAACTCCTCAATAGGGTTCATTAAGCTGGCGCAAATCTTGTGCGCCCTCGGCCTTCTTGAAACGATTCTCCGCCTCTTCAATTCTCCCCTGAGCAAATCCGCATCCGTAACTTGCCCACGCTATCAATGCCGTAAAAATGGTATAGAGAATTATTGTTATCATAATCCCGGAACCATGATGTCGTGCGAAGTGTAAAGCTGAAGAAAAATCCGCGAACGATATTCTCTTTCCGAAATCAATTCAATAAAAACAGATGTGCCGGGCGCAAGTGTTTCAAGATAATTTGCAAGCGCTTCCTTTTTGCTGAAATATAAACTTCGTCCTCCGTCGCCGTAAACGGAATAAATGAATTCTTCCGCGCTTTTTTCACAAAGCTCTTGCATACAGCTTTCATTATGGCCCACTTACCCGATTTGTTCAATCAAAAAAATACTTTTCACTTGCCTTGACAAGTGTCAACGCAGATGCTATGCTTCTTCCCATGACTACCTCACCAAGCAGAATCAGAAATTATTTGACACGCAAGAATATGACGCAGTTTGAATTTGCCCGCGCCATTGATTGCCACACCTCAACCGTTAATCGCTGGGTCACTGGCAAAAATAAACCAAGCAAATTATGGTCTAAAATTATTGAAGAGCTTATCAGTAAATAAAATTTTTTGTCATTAAAATAGGCAAGTGTCAACGCACTTATCAACCCCGGAGGAATAAATGGCTAATTGTCGAAGATGCCACAGAGAATTAAAAAATCCAATTTATATCAAAATGGGAATCGGCCCCGTTTGTTATTATGTTGATACTCTTTCAGGCGCGGCGTTCATTCCCCCTGAAATGCTTGACTTCATTGACGAGCATCTTGGCGGCGTTGACAGCTTTGTCCGCCACTACAACACCAATGCCGAGTCGCTGGCTGTCTTAAAGAATACTCGCACAGCTCTTGAGGTTATCCTTGAACAGCGCGACTTTCCTAAAGACGGCGTCTTTGCAGAGCTCTTGAAATCTGTCAAAAACACAATCGCAAAAATGGAGGGCACAAATGAAGCACATCAATAAACAACATAAAATCCCGATTCTCTTGGGTATTTCTGCCGCCGTAGCTCTTGCGGCTATTGTTGCCGAATTTATTAAAAAGGATTCTGTCGACTTCCGCGAGGAAACAACCGTTATTCTATCAAACGAGGTGCAGGAATGAAACCGCTTCCCGGAAGCGGCAATCATTTAGAGGACGCCCTTGACGATGAATTAGACCGTGAGAATAAACGGCGCGGCGAATTGCCTTGCGGATGTTTTGACCAGTGCAAATGCGATGAGGACGATGATGCGTAAGTCAAATTATCCTAAAAACCCAATAACATTTGGACAAAAGATAAGAAAGTCTCGAATGGATAAAGGCCTTAAATTGTTCGATGTTTCCCAGCGATGCGAAATAACGGAAGGGTATTTATCAAGGGTTGAAAATGACAAGCAATTACCTAAGATGAGGGCAATGCTAGACATTATGCGCTGGTCTGGTTTAAAAACCAATGATTTTGATTACTTTATTTATAAATACATTGAAAAGATTTTCAGAAAAGAAGGCCTCCATATTATGTGGGCCGCGAGAGCAATTAAAAAATTCTATAAGGAGGCGTGACGTGGACAATGAAATGATTGAATCGCAACCGACGGAAATCATCTTGCACCGCGAACCGGAGGCCGTGTTGGCCGAGGCCAAGAAGGCGGCACAAGCCCTGATGACCGTTGTATCCCAGAAGAAAAAACCCGTCATTATTAACAATGAGCAATATCTCGAATTTGAAGACTGGCAGACTGTCGCCAGATTCTATGGCCTAACTGTTAAGATAAACCGAACGAACTTTATTGATTTCGGCGGCGTTAAAGGCTATGAGGCCATCGCTGACGTTTTGCGCAATGACGGCACAGTCATTTCATCCGCTGAGGCCATGTGCTTAAACGATGAGGAGAAATGGTCAACGCGGGCCAAATATGAGTGGGTCAACGGCAGAAAAGAAAAAACCGGGGAAATCCCTGTCCCACTTTTCCAAATCCGCTCTATGGCCCAAACCCGCGCTTGCGCAAAGGCCCTGCGCAATGTCTTGGCTTGGGTTGTTGTGCTGGCCGGATTTAAGCCTACACCTGCCGAAGAAATGACAGACGGCTTAAGTCAAGGGCAATCAGCCAAGCCGGAGATTAAGCCTCCACAAGAAAAGCCTGCGGCCACAAATGAACCAAAGCCGCAAATTAAAGCTGTTGATATTGCAACCTTACTTAAGGCCAACGCTGGCGAGCGCATGAATGTTTTTGCCTATGTTCAAAAGAGCGAGCATAAACAATTCCCGAAGAAAGATAAATCGGGGATGGTTGACATTACGACTTACACCGCTTCTGATGTTGGCGGGCCCGAAGCCCAAATCAAGGTCTGGGGCGTTCAAGAACCAATGGAAGCCGGACAAGCAATCGTTTTTGAGAATGTCGTTATCGGAACTTATAAAGATAAGCCGGATTATTTGGCAGAAAGAATTATCAAAAATGCCTGAGCAACGATTAGTCGCGGTCAGCGAGAATGGTTATGATTTAAACGGCGTGCGCTATGCCAGAGTGACGAATGTGCTTAAATCAGTCGGCATCATTGACCCGCGCTGGTTCGACGAATATGCGGCCTTGCGCGGAACCTATGTGCACATGGCCTGTGCTATGCACGACTCAGGAACGCTTGACCACGATAGCCTTGACCCCCAGCTTATTGGCTATGTAAATGGCTGGATGTTATTCTTAAAGGAGCATCCGCAAATTGAAATCAAGGACATTGAGAAATTCGTCTGCGATGATGAGCTTAAAGTAGCCGGGACACTTGACCGAACAGCGATGATTAAATCATCCAAAGGCATCATTGACATTAAAGCCGTGACCTCGATTGATGCGGCAGTCGAAATTCAAACAGCGGCCTATGCCCGCATGGAAGGCCAAGTTGACTGGCGCATGGCCGTCCAATTATTCCCAGACGGAACCTATCAGGCCAAGTCATTAACGAAGGCGATTGACCGGAGCATCTGGCTTTCTGCTATAAACATTTGGAATTGGAGAATATCAAGAGGTAAGGAGCGAGCATGAACGAACAATCTTTAAGCGCCCCAGAAAATATCACGACCCCAGCCGCAGAATTTATCGGCAGAATGCCTGTCGTAAAAACCAGCGCCGATAAGCAAGTTGCCTTCGACAACCTTCAGCTCATCAAAGGTGAAATCAAACGCCTTGACGCTGACCGCAAGGCATTCACTGACCCTATCCGCAAAACTATCAACGCAATCATCGAGCGCTATGACCTTATTCTTAATCCGCTCAAGGCCGCTGAGGTCAATTTTAAGAAAGCGATTGAAACATTTGATAGCGCGGAAGCGGCCCGCATTGCCAAAGAAAATGAGCGCTTGCGCGTTGAGGCCGAAGAAAAAGCCCGCAAAGAGCAGGAGAAGCTGGCCAGACAGGCTGAGAAGGCCGCAGAAAAAGGCAATGCCGAAAAAGCCGAGAGCCTCCGCGCCCTCGCGCAAGAAAAGGCCGCGACTCCGGTTGTCGCCCCAGTCATCCAGCAAGAGAAAACAAAGGGACTATCTTACGTTGACACTTGGGATGCCGTGGTTGTTGATAAGAAGCTCATCCCAAACGATTACTTAATTCCGAATATCCCAGAAATCGAAGCCTTTGCAAAGAGAACTCAAGGCTCAGGTGTTCTGCCCGGCGTGCGCTTTGTGCATCGCCGAATTGTGAAAGCGACAAGTCGATGAAGAGAAATGATAAAATTCATTGCTTTAAAACTGCCGAGGACATTGAGAAAGAAAGAAAATCCTTATGGCGAAAAGAATTGATAAATGTCGTAATTTTCGCCATAGGAATATTCGTGTTTTTTTTATACACCTATTATTTGCTTGGGAAAATACTTAGCCATGAAAAGATTCAATGACAACAGCTTTTATTGCAAGCACTGGACTTCTGAAAAGCTAATCTCTAGGCTTATAGAGATATGTAATTCTATCGATGAGAATGATGGGAAGCGCGTCAATGATTACCGTTTTAGAAGCGTTCTTGAAAGCGAATTAAGACGAAGAAAAGTGCAAAGGGAAGGAGGGCGCAGTTGCAAAATAATCGTTTAAACTTGGTCAACTAACATCTAAAAAAATAAGAATAGGAAACCATAAAATGAAAAATGTATTCACCGCTTTAATTGCGCTCTTTGCATTAACATCCACAGCTTTTGCCGGACAAACAATCACAATCCCAGACCCGAAAGGAACCATATTCCGGGGCGAGCGTGGCGGGGACTACGCCGGAGAAACAACAATATCTATTGGGAACTTCACTGGCGATGTGTTCCCGGAGACACTCATCAACGTCAGAAACTTCGCGACCTCCGTCCATGCCGGACGAGTATACATTAAGCGCGGGAGCATCAACGGCCTGCCTCAAGACATGAATCTCGCTACCCAGTCAGACATCACCATTGAAGGCGAAAATTACGGATGGACTGGGACAAACATTCGAGTCGTCCCAGATTTAAACGGGGATGGTTATACCGAAATTCTTGTGAGCTCCGGGAGCAATCTATATCTCATTTACGGGGCCCAGAATTTCCCACCCAGCTTTAAAATCACTGACGTTGGGACAACCATTGCTGGCAAAAGATTCATCACCAATGGCCAATTTCAAGACGCCGAGTTTGGCGACTTCGACAAAGACGGCAATGTTGACATGCTCATTGCTGGCTCTGGCCTTCTCGCGGGAGAAGCTGGAATTATATATTTAAGCAAGCTCCCGGCGGGCGCTGTCACAATAAACGCCGCGCTGTTTGACGGCATAAAAGGCAAGAAAATACCAAACGTCGTCGGATTCATGCAACATTCCGTTGCAGTCCTTGACTTAGACAACAATGGCCAAACTGATTATGTGTTCATAAAAGACACCCAAATTCGCGTTTATATAAATGATGTCCTTAAAAGCACAATAAACACGGCTGGAATCGCCAATGCCGCAATGGTTTTTAACGCCGGGGACATGAACAATGACGGATTGGCTGATTTCGTCATTCACGGAAATATCTATCCCAGCGGCCCAGCAACAACCCTCATATTTAACAGGGTGAATTGGCCTGCATCCATGACGCTTGCCATTGACGGAACAAGCGCAAGCAGATTGTCCGGGATTGGCCAATTCAACACATCTTTAGGGCACATCATCGCCCCATTCCCGCAGGGGCTTCTGATTGGTGATGACAGCTATTCCTCAGGGGCAGGCCGCGTTATTGTCCTTGACAAGAAGAATGTTTGGCCAGCAACATACACAATCACAGCCTCGGAGCAATCTGACAACACAAAAATCGTCGGAGGCGTTAGAATAGGAAAATCTGTCAGCTATTCAGAGAATCTTTATGGCGGGATTGGGTGTCAGGCCAATGTCGCGATATTGGTTGGCGCGAACGCCCTAAATCAAATAAGCAATTCATACGTTGTGCAGTTTAAAAAGTAGCAGTTATACCTCCCTTGACATGGGTCAAGGAAAACCGGGGCTGGGTTTATAATTTTCCCCAGCTCCGGTCTGCTACCAACGAAAGGAGGCATCAGGCGTAGATTAGGGGGAATTAAATTATGAAAACAAAAATAAGGAGAAATTCAATGAAGAAAATACTTTTAACAATTGGACTATTATTGTCGTCCAGTATCGCATTTGCGAGCACTTCTGGGGTGTTCCCAATTCAATTGACACTCCCAGCCGCAACAACCGTTAAATTCGTTGTCTCACAGGTAACGCCGGGCTCTCCGCCCACATTTGTTGAACACGGTGGAAATTTTCTAAACTTTGATACTGCTGGTTTGGATTTCTCATCCGCGAATGGGACGTATCTTCCCAAGAAATTCTGGGCAATTGATGTGGCCCCAACAGATGCGGCTGGCGTTCCGGCTCCGGGCAATTATGGTTCAATCTCATTCACATATTCATCCAATGTCGTTCCGTCAGGACAGCCAGCCACTGAAGGACTCAATAATCGAGCAACCTTCACGGCAGTCAAGGTTCAGGGAGCAACTGACTCGCAAACCGAAACCACTTTACAAAAAGCGGCATTAGGAGCCTCACACACCGACTTAACTCAAGCCGATGTTGACGGTGGGTTTTTGCGCGTCTATGTCGGAGGCGCAACAGGTGAAACAGAAGGGCCGAACTTTGTCACCGGCACAAAGCCTTTTACTCTCGGCGATAAACCGGGCACTTACACTGGCACTTTAACAATAACCGCTACCCTTCTTTAAGTTGCAATTACGATAATTATATTGCACACTTAAGAAAAGGCTTGAACCCCCGCGACGTTTAAGTGAGGCATCTTCCCACTAAACATTCCCGCGAGGGCCGGGGGCTCAACCCCATTCTTAAGGAGGAATGTTATGAAAGCAATTACTATTTTATTACTAATTTCTACCATTTTAGTAATTGACGCGCACGCCGGGGTTAAAATGAACCCCAGCGGCAAATTGACCATTGTCAATTTAGACAAAGTGTCAACACCGCCGCAATTTGATTTGACCCCACTTAGAAACAAAATCAAGAGTGGCCAGCCATTCCAAAAAGAAGTCGAAGAGCTTATCCACGCCCAACGGCTTTATGCTGAAATGGACAGGATTCTTGACGTTGTTTTTGAAGGCGACAAAATCAACATGATTAAGGGAGCCGCTGAAATTGACGGCTTCACATTCGGCGAAATCGAAGCGCAGAAGATGGCCGACAAACTTTATAAGCAGATTGTCTCATCCTCATCTGTCGCCGACATTGACGCAATCAATAACATTCTTTATGCAATCATCGACAAGGCCAAGATGAAACAATCATTCCGCGCTGAGGCCAAAGAACTCGAACGCATCAGGGAAATTATTCATCAAGCCAAGACACGCGCCGAAGAAGTCTTAACCAAAGAAGAATTAGCGAGACTGCTTGAGGCCGCCAAGATGACGCTGGCAAAAGCAAAAGAACAGGTTGAAGAAGTCATTGAAGCCGCGCATAAAAGACAGACTTTTGGCGCAATGGTTTTCTGTGGAAGCGAAGTCATTGAGGTTATCCAGTGATTGACACCGCCCGTTGCCACAAATGTAAACGCCAATTCCCTGACCACCTAATCGACAATTTTATTTGGGTCGAACACGGCGAAAAAAAAGAAATGCGTGTCTGCCCAATTTGCGCTCTCGACTTAAAAAATAAAGTGCACGGCACGAAGCTCGACCATTTCACCGGGCCGATAGCGCAATCAATGTTGAATCAGGCGCGAGCATATTTAGAAGACCGGAAACGCTGGAATAATGGCTAACTAAAAGGAAAGTGATGAGAACTGCTGAAGAAAGAGAATTTGGATTTGAAACGCAATATAAAGAAATGTTTAATAAATCTATTGCCCTTCAACAAAAATATGCGACTCTTCTTAAACAAGAGAACATCGACGGGAACATACACACCGCAGAAGTATATCTTCAATTTATTTGCGACCTTCAAAAAGTGATTGATAGAAATTATTAAAATCTTCTTGCGTTTGTTTTGTTCTTTGATATGATTCTTTTTATGGCAAGACGGCGAGACAAAGTAAATAAATTTATACCGACGACACAATAGTCCGTCGGTTTTTATTTTGCCCGAAAGGGCCACCCGTTCCCCGAGCCGCTTGCCAGCGTTGAGCCTAAAAACTCCTTGTCGGGGCGGGTTATTTTTTTGAAAGACAATCTATGGCATGGGTAGAATCTCACGAAGAAATCGGCGACCACAGCAAAACTCATAAACTCGCAAAACTTTTAAATTGCAGTGTCCCAACTGCTGTTGGAACAGTGCATCTACTCTGGCATTACACTGTAAGGGTATCATGGCAATTTGGAGACCTATCAGAGCAACCACTGGAATCAATTGCTCGCGGATGCTGGTTTAATGGTGACCCAAAGGCATTATTAACAGCTTTTCAACAATCTGGCTTTTTAGATGGCATGAAAGTCCATGATTGGGAAATTTACGCCAAAGAGTTGATATATCAGAGGTTATATAATTCTAAGCGTAAGGATAAAAAGAAAAATCCTGTAAATACACCTGTTGACACATGTGTTGTGAAGGGGACTACCCAACCCAACCTAACCAAACCTAACCCTACCATACCTAAAAAGAGAGAGGACAGCGCTTCGCGCTTCGCGCCACCAACCATTGAGCAAATCCATGAATATTGTCTTGAAAAAGCAATAATGATTGATGTTAATAAATTTCATGCGTATTACAGCTCAAACGGCTGGAAGGTTGGCCGGAACTCAATGAAAGATTGGAAAGCGGCGGTTAGGAATTGGTGGGCGCGGGATAATAAGCCAGTGGATATGTTGACCGATACTCAAAAAGGGAATATCGCACGCTTTAAAGATTGGGAGAAACGACAGGAGTTAAATGATGCAAAAGCAAGTGTTTAAGCGTGGCATGGCAATTCTTGCCAAAAATTTTCCTGAGAAATTTATGGACTATGACATGCTTTGGAGCTTTCTTTTTGACTTAACTGACGAAGCATTTATGAAAGCCATTGGAAATTTAATCGTGTCTAAATGCGAAATCAATAAGGCGACAAATATGATTGCCTTAATCCGTGAACTGGCAGAAGAAAAGAAAATGACAGCGGGAGAAGCATGGGCCGAAGTTTTACGTGAAATTGGCCGCGTTGGGAGCTGGGGAAAACCGAAATTTAGCGACCCATTGATTCAGAATGCAGTTGATTGTGTTGGATGGAATTCGATATGCTCATCCGAGGAAATTATGATTGAACGGGCCCACTTCTTAAAAATCTATGATTCCATTGCCGCGAGAAGGCGTATTGAGGCAATCGGGAATTCCGCGCCAGTTAAAGGCTTAATTGATATGAGTAAAGATATAAAAAATTTAACTTCGTCTCTTGTGATAGGGACGAAATGAAACTCAACCAATTCTTAAATTCAAAATACAAATCCAAAAGCTCAAAATGCTTATTTGGGCATTATCACCCCAGCCGCCTTGAAGCTGGGCATTGCAATAGCTTGATGGCCGATAAGCAATCGGGCCGCGTTTTGCAATATGAGGTGCATTATAAATTTGAGCTTAGGGTCAATGACGTTTTGGTCACAACGCACTATGTGGATTTTTTTATTCAAGGCAAAGATGGTCAGTGGCGGGTTGAAGAGACAAAAGGCAAAGAAATGGCCGATTGGGTCATTAAGAAAAAGCTCTTTAACGCACTGCACCCAGAAATCCCCTATATTGTAATAAAATAGCCGGGGCATGGGGTAAGGGTGGATTCGGCCAAGAAAACTCAGCCACGGTCATTTTCACTGGGGAAAGTGGACATTTTAGAAGACAATGAGAACCCATAAATTCATAGCAACGCCAGAATTGGACAAAAATGCCGACATTCCAACGGTTCGGCTGGAATTTGAAGACTGGACTCGATACAACAATTTTATAAGCTGTTTGGAAGTCGGCAAGAAAATCGAAGTTTCCTACGGCCCGGTCACAAAGATTCGCTCAAATGAAGAAAATCGCTATTATTGGGGCGTTGTGGTTAAGGCTCTTTCAGAATTGACGGGGTTTAACCCCGATGAAATGCACGAAATCTTGAAACATAAATTTTTAAAGAAATCAGTTTGGATAACAAACATCGAAAAGGGAACGGTCGAGGAAGTCGTTATAACGCAATCAACAACAGAATTAACAACCGTTGAGTTTGAGAATTATTTAGCAAAAATACGACAATGGGCAGGAGAAGAATTAAATTGTCCAATTCCACTCCCGAATGAGGTTACAGAATGAGCTTGCAGACACCTCCGACATGGTTTATTGGTATTTGTTTTTTGGTGGTTGCGATTTGGGCGTATTTTAAAAGCAAGGATAGAGACCCAAGAATATGAGAGAAATTAAATTTAGGGCGTGGGATAAGAAATTAAAATCAATGCGGTATTCTCCTTGCCCGGACTTACTTTTAACAATGGATGGGAATTTATATTCCGAACATGAGGACGGCGAACAAAGGGACGTATCAGATATTCATATTCTCATGCAACAAACCGGCCTAAAGGACAAAAAAGGCAAAGAGATTTATGAAGGGGATATTATTCAAGCTAAATGGAACCATGCAGAAATAAAAGAATTGGCAGTTATTCAATGGCATGAATTAGAGGCATCTTTTGTCGCTAATTGGCAAGATGACGGTTCAATGTTGGGAGTGTTGGATTTTTCTAAAAACATTGAAGTCATCGGCAACATCTACGAGAACCCGGAGTTATTAAAATGAACGAAGTCATCGAATACGAAGACCGAAAAAATAATCAAATGGTTTATCAGCTTCGCATTGACATCGGCTTCATCGCGTCAAAAAAGACGCTGAAATGGTGGAAAGTCGAGGTGACTTGGATGCTCATAAAGATGCTTTGGCATTTAATGCAAGACACGTCGAGGAATCCTTCAATAGTGAAAGTTGAACGTAAACCCGAGGGAGAAGAATGCAAATAGTCGAAGCCGCAAAGATAGTCCGCGAATTTATTGACGACAGCGATTGGGACTCAAGCGAAATGGATGTTGTCGATGCCCTTGAGGCGCTAGTCCTGCACGTCAAGATTGGCCAGAAAGATTATATTGAAGGCTATTTCGACGGGAAGGCCGGATTCTCGAAAAGATATAGGGGTGAGATTAAGCGCCTTGAGATTATGAAAGAAAATGAGGAAGGAACCAATGAAGCTAAGTGAGATTCTTAAAGATTGGCCGGAGAAGGAAGAATTAAATTTAGTTTCTCCGAGTGATTATGACATGTCACAACTTGCAGATGATACACATAAATATATCCGAGATTTAGAAATATTAACTGAAAAGCAAGACACCGCCCTCACGTCCTGCGACCGGGAGATTGACAGGGAGGCGTTGGCGGATTTACTCTGGACAATTACCGGAGGCCCTGCGAGTGAATTATCTCATGGAACTTGTGATGCCATAGCCCACCATATTATCTCAAACATGCCAACGTGGTTGAAACCAACAGAAAGGAAATGAAATGAAAAAACATTGTTGGGTTGCTCATAAATATCGTAAAGGTTGGAGATTGGCTTTCTGCCATGGGGAAGAAAATTTACATTGGCTACCATTCTGGTTTAAAGATAAAAAAGACATTGATACCGCTTTAAAATCAGGGGTTGTATTTGTGTTTTTAAAAGAAGATGGACTATTGAGCAGGTAATTATGAACGGACAAAAAGTATTTGTGCAGACAATCGGAAAGAATGGGAAAACTATAAGGGCAAAGAACGCCCCTAAGTTTATTAAAGAAGAAAGATTTTGCGATGAATGTGGTAAGAAGATTTCAATTTATAACAAAAGAACAAAATGCTTTGCTTGTGGTTAACTGCCAACGTGGTTGAAAAGGAGTGAGAAAGCATGAGATACCATAAATAAGAAAAGAGAGGTAACAGAATGACCGCCCCAGACAAGCTGAAGAAGTGCCCACATTGCAACGGAGAAGCAAGCCGTTCTGTTGGTAAAAAAGCCGATAATACAGACTATCACTACATCGAATGTTTAAATTGCGGTGCTACTGCAGAACCTCTCTATTGGAACGTGCGAAGTCGTTACGGATGGGCTTCAAATGCCGATGCTTTATCAGGTGAACCAATGGTTAATCTTGGTGATACCCGCACCCCCGAGGTGAGCGCGGAGAGGATTTTACGCGTGATTTGTAAATTTGGTAAGCCTGACTACAAAGACGGAGGAACCAATATCCACGAATCTGATTATATAAAAATAGCCGAAGCCATAGTTAAGGAGCTATCCCATGAGTGAGTGCAAACATAAAAGCAGAGAGCCATTAGGCGATATGAATGAAATAGAATGGTGTAAAGATTGCGGAGCCTATCGTTGGTCTGCTACTAAATTCGATAATTGGCAAGAAAATCCTTGGCAACACCCGACTCGTATGGCGAAGAATGTTCTTGGTTCCTGCACTTGCAGAAGAGATGGCGCAAGAACTGTTACCCAAGTAATTTCCGGAGTTTTTCAATGCCCTCGCTGTGGTGGATTGATAGCCCAAAAGCCCCCTTTAGTCGAGCTGGATGAGAAGGCGGTTAAGGAATTAACCCAAACAATTATTCACGCCATTAGAGCCTTTGCTTCTTATGGTATTGGCGCAAGAATTTACGGCGATGGAGTAGATAATGTTCATCTTCAGAAAGCAATAGCTGCGGCAAAAGAATTAGAAGAATCCCGCTTCGGCAGTCGAAGGGCGAAGATTAAATGGCCCGATAAGAAATACCATCACACTACAGCAAATAACGCAATGTATGAATCATCGGAAGATAAAGAGTGGAACGATGCAATAGATGCCTGTATCGCCGCCTATGCAGGTGATTATTTGGAAATCGAGGTGATTAAATGAAACCAACCGACGCACGCAACGCCAAAGAGTTTCTTCCGGGGAAGGTAAAAAATAAGAGTGTATTTCCGTGGCAATAGGGTTGGGATGTCGGGTATGCGGAAGCCATCGACGCCTATAACAACGTGCTGATCGAGGGGGATGTGGAGGCATTGGCGAAGGCGTTATGGGATTTTGTATCTGAGTATCACGAAACAGATAAGCGATTACCACAGCTGGCAGACGAGTTCATCTCCACCATGCCAACGTGGTTGAAGAGGATTGAGAAATGATACGAGGAGTTTACATACTTACTAATTTAAAGCCTGTAGAGGTTTGGGTTGACCTTACTTGCGAAGATGAAATAGGCAACCAGATAGACGCTGAGGATATGGGGCTAACGGATTTTAATAAATTATGCCAACGTGGTTGCGGAAAGTGAGTGAGAAATGAAAATACAAATTAAGAATCGTTTTAACTTATCCGTAATTTTTGAATGTGAAGCTGACTCTATAAAGTTAGCCGTTGAGTTGGCTATTAAACAAAGGGCTGACCTGTCTAAGGCTAACCTGTCTGAGGTTGACCTGTCTAGGGCTAACCTGTCTAGGGCTGACCTGTCTAGGGCTGAACTGTCTGGGGCTAACCTGTATGAGGCTAACCTGTCTGGGGCTATCCTGTATGGGGCTAACCTGTATGAGGCTAACCTGTCTAGGGCTGACCTGTCTAGGGCTGAACTGTCTGAGGCTAACCTGTCTGAGGCTAACCTGTCTGGGGCTATCCTGTATGGGGCTAACCTGTATGGAGAAAAGATTGACAAAATACCAATACAAATATCTGGGCTTATCTGGTGGATAAACATTACAAAGAAGCATATTCAAATCGGATGTAAAACACACGAAGCTGAAAAATGGTTTAATTTTACCGACGATGAAATATCAGAAATGCACGAAGACGCATTAACATTCTGGAAAGTAAACAAAGAATTTATTCGGCAGGCGTGGGAACATCATTGCAAGGAGTGAGAAGTGAGTGAAGTCAAGTGCGAGCATAAGAACTTCTTAAGAGTCATTAAAACAATTTCTTGGTGTAAGGATTGCGGGGCTTTATCTGACGGCGACAGGGTTTGTTGGCGACTTCCAGAACTCCCCTCGGCGCGAGTAGCGTTGGATGAATTTGAAATCGCTGACCTGATAGAGTCCGAATTAAAATCTAGTGGTTACAAGCGCCCTTTAATGAACGGCATTGAGCCTGTAAATGAGTGGGTATCAGAAAGAATAGCACGGAGAATCGTTTCTAAATATGGACGTGGTTGCGGAAAGTGAGTGAGAAATGAGAGTTTTAGTTTGTGATAACTGTAAAAGGGATTTCGAGTCTTTCACTGTAGGTGGAATTCCCGAAGAAATTGGATATGGTTTTGTCGTGCCAGAAGAAAGCCAAGACCCAGAGTATTTAATGAGCGATTTTAGTTCATCATTCCTCTGCTTTACTGACAAGGAACCAGAACGGGAAAAAGGAAAACTTTACTGGTGCGTTATGTGCATCGAGAGCATTGGAACAGAGGAATGAGATACGGCATTTGGTTGCGGAAAGTGAGTGAGAAGTGACAGGCGATTTAAAAAAAAGATATTGGGACGGAAAACAAAACCAGCTCATCCGGTATTATTATTATTCTCAGCGCGGCCTCGCTCTCTTTAATGAATTTCGCTATGTGTTCATGGTCATCTTCGGCGTCTATCTAGCCATGAAGCTGACAAACCCCGTCTGGCTCGTCGTGATGTTTGCTGTGAGTCTTCCACTTCTCATCGGCGTCGGCTGGCTTGCCGTTCACAAGGTCTCAAAGGTCGTTGACTGGCTTAATGTCGAGTTTGCGACCCATTGGGGACGATATACCTTCACCCTCCAAGAGTTGCAAAATAAACTTTTAGAGGACATACTTAAAGAGCTTAAGAAAAATGGAAAAGCCAAAGAATTATGACGCAATTTCCCGCAAATGGGATGAGCAAGAAGCGCATCCGGGAATTAAAAAAACGATTTTAACATCACCAAAGAAGAGATGCGGTCACGATTATGGATATAAATGTCTATGCAATGATGTTGATAGGTCAGAGAAAGTTTTTGATACTTTAGACGAAATGAAATTAAGGCATGGAAGGCGAAAGGTAAAATGAATAGGTCAAAATCTTGGATAGTAGTCTGTCAATATGGCGGAATGTGGTTTATAAAGAAGCGCTTTGATTCCCAAAAACCCGCGATGGATTTTATGAACGGATTCCTAAACAAAGAAGAAAAGAAAGCTAGTCGTCGAGGGGCCAAAGCCATTTGCCATATTTACGAACTTTTTGGTTCATACTCAAATTAAAGGAGAATTAACATGACAACAAGATTTTGGATGGTCTTAGGTGGCTATGGAAGCGAGCCGACGCGGCGACACGCGACATTGCCGGAGACCCAAGAGGAAGCGCGACGATTATGTCAGAAACATGGCAAAGAATTTATCATTTTAGAAGCAATTGCCATCGTGCGGACAACCATGCCGCCCGTTGAAGTTGTGGAGTTGAAATGACAGTTATAAAAAACATTCCGTATAGAGGAGTTTATCGGGAAGCATTTTGGCAAGGCTATAATTATGCCTACGGTGATGACAGCTTTGGATTTGGAGAAAATATCGCCGAGGAAGACTTTAAGCATATTCCGAAAGGAATAAAGAATAAAGAACTGTGGCTTGAAGCATGGCATTCAGGATGTGCTATCGGGGCTGAGAACTAAAATGATTTCCGACGAAGACTTACTAGAATATTGGAAAAATCATAAGGATTTAAGAGAGTGGTCGGATGGGATGCTTTACAACGTGAGAGATAAAGTGAAAGAATTTTGCGATAAACATGCACCATTTCCATACTCTATTGGGAGCAGGGCTGTTGACAACGGAATAAAATGGTATTTCCAAATTGACCATGAAATTAAAAGGAGACAAGAAAATAAATGAGTCACAATTGCCGTGTATGTCTCGGGGAAATGCCAAAAGACCGCGAAGGCTGGGAGCAAGTCTGTCCAAAGTGCACTCGGATAGCCGAGGCTGAATGGTGCTTAAATCGCATTGAAGAATGCAAGCTCATTATGAGCATTGACCCGAAAACGCAGAAATATACTTTCAATGACCATGCAGAAATTCACTTAAACGTATTGAATAGAATTAAAGAGCTTCTTAAGAAAATCAATGAATGACCAGATAGACTTCACGTCTAAATCAATGCAGGTTAAATGTCCAAAGCGCGGGACGATGGCAGAAAGCCAGCCAGCGGTCGCAAGTAACTATCGAAAA